GACCATAGCCACTTGCCACAACAACAAACCCAGCGCTCGAGTGGTTTTGCTTAAAGATTTAACACCTAACGAGTTTGTTTTTTTTACCAATTACGACTCACGCAAAGGCAACGAAATAACACAAAACCCAGCCGTAGCATTGGTTTTTTTATGGCATGACTTAGAGCGACAAGTACGTATCGAAGGCTCGATAAACAAAATAAACGAAACCCAAAGCGATGCATATTTTTACTCAAGGCCTGTCAATAGCCAGATTGGAGCCATCGTGTCGCCACAAAGCCAACCCATAGCAAGCCACGACTTGCTCGCTGAAAAAACAAAATATTACCAAGCCAACCCAAGCGAAATAAAACGCCCAACAAATTGGGGCGGATATGCTGTAACACCCAATTACATTGAGTTTTGGCAAGGCAGGCGCAGTCGCCTCCACGACCGAATCATCTATACATTAACCAATAAAAACTGGGAAATATCGCGAATTGCACCCTAATTTTTTTTTAAATTATATGCAAAAAACGTGTATTTTTGTAAAACATTAACATAAAACCAACCATGAACCACACCCTATTACAAGGAAAAAAAGGAATTATTTTTGGAGCATTAGACGAAAACTCAATAGCCTGGAAAACCGCCCTAAAAGTACACGAAGCAGGAGGAAAATTTGTACTCAGTAACGCACCAATAGCACTTAGACTTGGCAAAATAAAAGAACTAGCCGAGGCAACCAACAGCGAAATAATAGGCGCCGATGCCACCAGTATCGACGATTTAAAAAACCTAGTAACTCAATCACAACAAGTGCTTGGAGGTAATTTCGACTTCGTTTTACACTCCATCGGCATGTCGCCCAACGTGAGAAAAGAAAAGCACTACACCGACCTCAACTACGATTTTTATCAAAAAACCTTAGATATTTCGGCACTTTCATTTCACAAAGTACTCCAAACTTGCTACCAAGCCGACGCCCTCAACCCATGGGCCAGCGTAGTAGCACTCACCTACATCGCCGCCCAACGCACCTACCCACAATACAGCGACATGGCCGAAGCAAAAGCAATGTTAGAGAGCATCGCACGCAGTTTTGGCTACCACTATGGCAAGAAAAATAACGTACGAATCAATACCATATCACAATCGCCAACGGCCACCACAGCAGGCAGCGGCGTGAGCGGATTCGACACATTTTTTGACTACGCCAACAAAATGTCGCCCCTCGGCAACGCCTCAGCCGAAGCCTGCGCCGACTACTGCGTCGCACTTTTCAGCGACCTCACTCGTTATGTAACCATGCAAAACCTCTTTCACGACGGCGGCTATTCAAGCATGGGCATGAGCGAATCGCTAATCGAAAAATAAAACCAATTTGGGCGTGCCCCGCGATGAAAATGATGGTGCTAATCGCCACAAGATACTACGGCGGGTCGGTCTCCGGCTCCCGCTATTTTTTGTGGGTGAAAAAACACACCCACAAAAAATGAGCTCCGCCTCCGCCCTCACGCAACTGCTAAACATCGAGCAAGTAGCTATTTTCAACTTTTTTTGAAATAAAATGAAATTAAATAAACGATACATAAAAAACTTACCAAAACAAATAACTGTAAATAATTAATTTTTTATTAGAAATGTAACGTATATTTGTTTTACTATTGTAATCGCAAAAACAAAACGTACCCAAAATAACAAAACAAAACGGGTATAAATTATTTTTTAGTTTTGTCATATTGTCATACTATTTAACTTAAAGTGTTTCATAAAAAAAATGAAATGATGAGGACCAGCTATGAGGCCCAGAGTGGCCCGTCCTTGGTATTGCAAGTTGAATTACTGACGTAAATAAGCCAGCAAAAACCGATCCATGCACACAATATATCTTAGCCCCATCTGAATAGTGATGCGGCAATAAATCCCTATGTGTAACCATGCCTAACGGGCTTATAAACGACTGAGTTGTTAATGGCGGTAATATATTAAAATATCCCAATCCAGGTATTGTGAAATTGTAAAAATCAAATTCCAGCGAAGTTGTAAAGAATATGTGCGTATCAATTGCCTGAAGGCTACCTCGCACCTCCACCTGCCTACCAATTGCATGATACCGATACGATGCCGTTACGGTATGCCCAGCGCTACAAGTTAATAGTAGTGTTTGCCAAGGACTAACTAAGTTATGAGCCAACCGATGCAGCCATTTTGGTGAGCCGCTAATCCAAAATTGCGTGCTCGTAAACATCCATTGAAAATCAAGTGTCAAGCCAGACGGCAACGACCCAGCTCCCAATATCTGTGCTTCGTATAAATTAGAGGCATCCTTGTTAAGCCCGTCCACATACAACTTTTGGTAGGTGGTTTTAACAATATACATCTTGTAAGAAAACGTCGGCGGCAGAGGCAACATGTAAGTAGCACCCGCGAATTTTGCTATTTTATTTCCGTCGGGGTGCATTATCTGCACCAGCCCAGGGGTTATTACGCAGGTAGATGTTGTCATGCTAACAGTACAACCCGATATAATGCAATTTCCCAGCATCTCATATTGCGCTTGCAATATATCCAATGTGCTTTGTTGAATCGTTATCAGCTCGTCGCCATGCCAGCGGCGCACGCCCGGTTTTTGAATGAATTCTTTCATTTTAATTTTAATATGATTTGATGATATAATTGTGTCCTAAAAATCGATATTTTTCAACAATGCCCGCTACCTGAGCGTTAAATACTGGAGCAAATAATGCCATTGGTACATATACAACAAATGAATACGTACCTGTTATCAGCGATTCGCCCGGCAGGGGTATATAGCCGAATGCCGCAGGCTCTGTGGCTTCAATGCCCGCTGCAAACCAACTGCTCCACTCAGGGCTTGTTAGTCCTATTCCTACGCCCGATATAGGTGCATTTTGTATGTAAATACGAGCCAAGGCAGGGTCGAGCATTGCGTTCAATATCCAAACAACACTCAGCGTTTCGCCTGTGCAGTTGGCTAATGTTATCCATTGTGCCACTTGCAGCTGCGTAGCATTCCAAATACTTGTGAATGGGTACAACAACGCTCCAAGTAGCCCCAGGCGGTTGGCTTGTCGCTTGTGCGGTGGCAGGTACTGTTTTACAAACCCGTTGATGTTTATATTGATTATAGGTATCATATAAATATAATCGTTGAGCTGGGGTCGATTGAAAAATATCCGGCATTCAATTCCACATAAGGAAGCACCATCAAATCATTCACCAAAACGCTACCTGCTGGGGTTATCGTTGCTATTTGTACATTCACCCCATTCACTCCATCAGTGCCTTCTATAATCTCAATAACATGGCTGAGGTAAACAATCGAGTTGAATTTAAACGATGTTTTATACCTGTTTAAACGCTCGTTAATCGTTGTTAATAACAACGCAGTATCATAGCCCCCTTGTGGTTTCACTTGTATGTAATAGTACAACACATCGGCATCTAGGCTACTCACGTTCACAAACGCACCGGGCATTCGGCGGGCATCGATATAGGTGGCAAAGCTCGCAAGCTCGGCCGCGCTTAATTTTACTGGATTACCACCCACTTCTTTCGCTACTTTTACCAGCACTATTTTTTCGGTCGTTTCTATCACCGCTGCGTACTTCACGATCCGAGCAGCGGGTGCATCTACAGCGTATTTCACCACGCCATTATCCACCATTAAGTGATGCCCGAGTTGGAATTGTAAACAGATAGATTGATACCACCACAGCGTGCCAACATGCTGACTCGACACCGTTTTTTCGATGCTTACTCGTATTATTTCCAATGCACCGAGGCACACCAGCAGTACCGTTACCATGGCATCGCGCCACAGTTTCCATTCGGCTACCGCACTGCTGCTCAAGCCCAATGCCACAAGTTGGGCATCAATTATCGTGTTCAGTTGGGTACGTGTAGGGAGCATTGTTGAGTTGATTTAAACGGTGTAAGTGGCAATTGTTTTGGTTTTCAATTCATCGAGCACGGCACTATCCAACCAGCCGCTATTGGGGTCGGCTACTAGCTGCGTGCCTGATGGCATGGGTTGGCCGAGGTTATAATATTGATACGTGATGCTGATAGGCAGCACCGAAAACTGGGGCACTGGCGGTGTAAGCCCTGCGTTAGCGGTGTTGTGTACGTTGCCGGTGCTCACTACCTTGCCCGTCAAAGCATGGTCGCTCAGTAGCTTTAATATGCCATCTACATTGCCATACAGTTGTATGGCTGCATCGATAATTGTTTGGTAGTTAGTGCTTTGCATAATGCGCGTTGAGGGCTATTTTTTTGTCGGGTGTAATTTCTAATTTTTTTATCTCCATGCCGTCTAAGCTATACTGACGGCGTATTTCGGCGAGCAGTCGGTCGGGTTGCTCATCGAGCAGGTAGTCGGCCACTCCCACGCCTACGATTGGGTCGAGGCGGTAGTCGCCTTGGCGGGCTATGAGTATATCGCGCTGATGCTGTTCGGTTGCTTCGCCGTAGGCTATATCACCGCTGCTTAGATCCACATCGCCTGTTGCATTGAGTAGGTTATCTTTCATTTTCAGGTTAATGTTTTATTTTTGAGTTTTCCATCGGCACGTATTGCAATGTGGCCATAGCTGGCACTGCAGCACCCATATAGGTTGATGCAGGTGGCGGACCGCCCGGTATGGGCAAGCAGGCTACAAATCCTGCACTTATGGCCGCATTCAGCGCGTTTAGGGTGGTTTTTATTAGGTTCAAGTTGGTTTCCAATTGCCTAATCTTCACCAGCCCAGCATTAACACCATTGTTAAACACCACATCGTTGCAGCTTATGTTTATTCCGTTTGCATTTATTTTAATATCGTCGCATTCCACATCTACTTTATCGGCCTTGCCTGTTATGGTATCAATATCTAGGGTTAGGGTGTCTATTTCGATTACTATTTCTTCCGCCTGTTCTACGCTTATTATCACCCAATCGGCGCTGTTGCCTATCGACTGCATCAGCACGTAGCTACCTATTTTGGGGAGTATTACCACTTTGTTCTTATCGCTCACCGTCGGCCGCAGGCGCACATCATAGTACTCCAGCTCGTTGGCCGCTCGCACACCTACGGTGCAGTCGGCATCATTGCGCTGCAGCACCTCAGCCAGCATCACTACGGGTTGCAGGGCGGCTTTTTGGCTTATTTTTTCGAGGCTAGCTATTATTTTTTCGCTCATATCAACTATTTACTTTTGGTCCTATTTGTATTTTTCGCTTCGCTCCACTCGTGCCGTAGGTGGTTTCTACGGCTTCTATCATATAGCTGCCGCCTCGCTCTGGGTAGCGGGCATCGGTGATAGCGGCCACCATGCCCACGGTGGCGTAGGGTACTAGCATCGTTGCTATGCTCCCTTCGTAGCCTTGGTAGTTGGTTTCGTGCAGCTTGCGTTCGGCCAGTTGCTTCAGCGTTCCTGCGTCTTGGGTTTCGCTTACATATACGGTTCGTTCTGCACCGCCCGCTTCACCTGCTTTCGCTATGGTTTTTTTGCCCGTGTTGTCGATATGTATCACCGACACGTGCACCTTCGTTTCGTCGGCTTCGCGCAGCTTCAGGTCATCGTCTTTGCTCACATTCCAGCCCAGCTTATACGCCACCGTTACGCTGTTGTTGTATCCATAAGCCAATCCCGCATAGAGCGTTTTGCCTTCAAATAGCACCGTTATTTTGTATTCTTTTTTTAGCCACTCCAGCACTTGGTCGCCTGTTTGGCTGTCCATCACCACACGGCCGAGAGGCATCTCGGGTATGGCGGCATGTAGCACGATGTCCGTGCCTTTGGTCGCCTCGTGTAGCAGCTCTTTCAAGGTCGTATTTTTCCAGCTTTTATGTACCGTTTTTTGGCGCAATTGATACACGTATCCCTCACATTCCACCTCGCAAGGGGTGGTGTAGTTTAGTCTTTTCACAAATCCCTCAAATTCAACCTTTAGCTTCTTATCGTACCCAAGCATCACTTTCACGGCCATTCCCACTTTGATGACGTTGTTCAACTGCACATTATCAACGCCTATCTCGGCCATCGTAGCCATGCTCGCACCTGCCAACCGCAAGCGTGCCTTAGTGGGTAGCTTAATCGTGCAGGTGTTCACGATGCTGTGCATGCTGTGGGTGATGTGCACCTCGTGCACGCCGCTCCACTCCGAGCCGCCAATATGTATGCGTGATGTGGGTGTGAATGCCATTATTTTTTGTAATTTAATTCAAAAACACTATCGCTCACAAGGTTCATATCATATCCTTTAATATGCTTGTAGCCTGTGCTTTCGGGGAAATGTATCGTCTCAATAATCACCTTATCGCGCTTTTGCCCCGGGCTTATCAGCACAACATCGGTCAATGCGTTTTCCAGCTCTACCGCTCCTGGAGTTTCAAACAGTTTTCGTAGGGCTATCATTTGGGCTTCGACGGTCTCAAAATCATTGTCGTGCTTGCCTATTATCAATCCTTTTATGTTAATGCTGTAGTCGTCGATGCTGATAATTTCTTTCACGCTCCCACGGCGTTCGGTCATTTCGGTTTCGACTATTTTTTTCTTGCCGCTGATGCTTATCAGTGGGTACATCAGCACCAATCCGCCCAGTGTTGCAGGGAGGAAATATTCACCCCCACGGTGATCAGTGCCATACAGCGGCAATCCGTACTTACTCAGCCGCCCTACGGACGCATTTTTAGGTAGCTCATAAGCCGCCGCCTTGGGGCTATACCCATGCACATCTTTAAAAATATCTAATATATTGAGTATCATTTTTTTTATACTTATTTTATGCCAATGCGTTAGCAGATTGTAATACTTCTATGATTACCCGCTCTACGACGCTCTTTATTTCGGCTGCTCCTTCTTTTAGGTTGGTCGTTTGTATGGTTAGTTGCTCCACGAGCGATTTGTTGATGGTTATGTTAATGCTTCGACTGCCCGACCCACCACCACCGACCATTGCGGCACTGTGTTGGCTGGCCGACTGTCCCAATGCGTGCGAGGCACCGCCGCTGGCTCTTGCGCCTTTGGGTGCCTTGCCCCCTCCAGCAGTTGGCATCAGTGCCGCATAAGCGCTCGGCATTCCAGCATTGCCTCCTGCTGGTGCAAAGGTGGGTAGCATAGCATCGTCAGGGTTCGCTGCGCCGAGGTTCGATTTTATTTTTTTGTTTTGAAATCCAACCTTGCCTTTTTCCCAGCCTGCATCCCAAGCTCCACCTACAGCACCTCCAAAGGTGCTAAACGCGCCGCTTATACTCGCCAATCCGCTAGCTATTTTACCAGGGTCTAATGTTATTGCTCCAAGCAACAAATCCCCCAAACCACCAAAAACACTTTTTGCAAGCGTGCCAATATTTTGAAAAACCGAAATAAACGCATTGCCTAATGCAGTGAGTGCGGCTCGTCCAGTTTCAAAGTTGTTCCACAAATAAATACAAACAAGCACAATGCCGACAATAGCCGCCATGAACCACGTGAGCGGCGACAATGCCATTACCGCGTTAAATATTCCCATAATAACAGTTCCTGCGGAGAATGCCGCATTGCAAAGCCATAACACTCCATTGAATAAACTCCAACTTGCAGCACCTACCATCGCTTGCCAGTTCAATGCTACATAAGCCACTGCAAGCAGTTCTGCACCTAGTTGGATAAGTCCAAAGTTATCACCAATCCATTGAAAAGGGGCTAATATCGTATCTTTGTTGCTTGCCAACCAGCCAAATGCTGCATTGATTCCATCTAAACCGATTGCTATAGCAGGCAGTGCCATCATGCCAACATTCGCTGCTATATCACTAACACTTTCCAATGCATTACTTAGCTTGCCCGATACCGTTTGCGATGCGTTCAGCATCGCATTATGAAACCGCCCTCCTGCGCCAGTCGAGGCCTCCATGGCCGCAGTTACCATATCAATACTTATTTGTCCGCCCTCCATTTTTTTATACAGTTCATTCATATCCGGGTCAAATCCACTCTCTCGCAATTGGTTCAGTTCGCCACCCATCAGGTGTCCTTTGCTTGCTATTTGCCCAAATGCCAACGTAAGTCGATCTAGTTTTTCAGCGTCTCCACCACTTATATCGCCTAGCATTCTTAACTTTGGCAACACCGTGTCGGTGCTGATGCCCATATTAAGCAGCAGTTGTGTTGCATCTATCAGTTGCGATTTCATAAACGGTGTCTCTGTTGCGAGCTTTGAAATATCTCCAAACATGGCACTACCCTGCGCTTTACCGCCAAGCACGGTCGAGAGGTTCGTAAGTTGCATTTCTTGGGTCATGCTTTTTTTTACTGCCGCTGCTGCCGCTGCTCCAGCCAATATTAACGGATTTTTTACAACATCAGGTATTTGTTGCGCTATATCGCCCATCCAAGTACTCATTCGGCTTCCGTTCAAGTTTTCTAACTGATGTAAGGTTTTTTCAAGCGAATTAATTTCGCTTTTCAAAGCTCTTAGGCGTTTTATATCGCCTCCATTAGCGAGGTTCATATCTCCATGTTGTTGCTTTAGCTTTTCTATTTTTGCTCGCAACTCATTCACACTTGTTACGTTCTTACCTATCCCTTTTCCCATTTCGTTCATCCCTCCTTTAAATGCTTCTGCGGCATTAGCAAAGTGGTTTTTCGAGGCATCCCAACGTTTGCTAAAATCAGTAGTCGCCTGCGCCACTTTCATCAATGGTGCACTCAGCATATCATTTAATTTTAACTCTATTTGAATTATATCCGTCATTAATTGTATATTTGCAGTATGTTTATAGTAGTATTTACAATTTTGTTGTTGCTTTTACTCATTCGTTATTGGGCGCTTGTGTTAGGTTGCGCAGCGGTGTTTGGGGCTTGCTACTTGCTACACCTTTTTGCTTGCTGGCTGGTGGCATACTGGTACATTGCCTTGGCGGTTTTGTATATTTACACCATCGGCTATTTCACCGTTTATCACCTTATTAATATTCGTCGTTTTGCATGGCGGGGACACTTATTGTTTTTAACATTGCCTTTCTCTTTGCCTTTTTTTATTAAGTATCACAGGAATAAAAATAAAATCAATCCGGCTTAACTTTTATTTTCAGCTTTCAACAGTTCAGTCAGCACCCCTATTTTTGCAGCCCATGTGGCATCATCTAGTTGCGAAACGCAACAACCCGGCAGATACCGTTCCAACAACGTATCATAATACAGCACAGGGTTGTCTTCAGGGCTACACTTCGTTTCGCTTATAACTTTACCAGCTCCGACGTTTTCATTTCTACCAATTGCTGTAGTACGGGTATGGCCCCTAAAAAATAGGCGTCTTCTTCTTTAAAAACCTCACTGCCTGCTATCCAGCACTCTTCCAACAAGCATTCCGCAAAAGCCATTGGGTTTTGTCCGCCATTCATTTGTGCCATTGCGTACGACACCGTTTTTCGGTCTGGGCTTTTTAAGTATGCGATATGCAGCCCATCGCTCGACTTCAGCGCCGTTACCGCTCCATGCTTCTTTTTCAATGCCGCTATCTCCACCTCATTCAGTTGCCCAGTGGGCATTATTTCCATTTCATTATTTCCTTTTTTCATGTTATACTATTTTAAGGGATAAAAATTTTATGTCAATGTCGCTTTTCGAGCTCTTGTCGCCTGAGCCAAATTTTATCTCGTACCCTGCCGCTCGGCCGCCTATCAGGGTGTAAGTCCTGCGAGGGCGGTCGGCACGTTCTTTAAATGTGATCACGATGTCAAAGTCAATATCCGTCAGGTCATTATATCCCGCCGTTTGCGCCGCCGTGTTTAGGTCGTCTATCGCTCCTTTGTATAGGGTTATTTTGCCTTCGTAGCTTTTCGCACCGCTCTGTATGCCTATCGGCTCATTGCCTGCGCCTGCTAGGCTCTCCGTGTCGCGGTTTATTTTGAACGACACATCGGTTATTTTCGTTACCTTCTTGCCCGCGATGAACACCTCGCAGTCGCTCCATTCGCATTCTTTTGTATTAAAAAACATAGTTCTATTTTTTTGTTAAGTGAATGATTATTTATGCCGCTGGGTTATAAAATCCCAGCTCTACTTCTATTGTCTCCAGCAAGCCCACTGGGGTGATGCGCACTTTTACCACCAGTTTGTTCGTGGCCAGTATATTTTGGTTCGCATCTATCATCACCTTTACGCCGCTTATCTCCTGCGCTGCCGTCATTAGGGTGTTTATGGCTTTTTCCAATTGGTTTTCTAGGTACGCTATCACGCCTGCGGCTATCTTGCCTGTGTTGGGGTCTATCAGCACTTCATCGAGCAGCTCGTTTAGGTAGGTCATGTAGGCTATGCTGTGGGCTTTGTCGATTACTCGGGCGCGAGCCAGGCGGTTGTAGTCATCGGTCGCTCCTGTGGCGGTGAAGTCGTTTTCAAAGAAATACCCATCACGGCCGAAAAATCTGCGTATGAACACATACCCCTTGTCATTGAGCGCCGTGAGGTTGATGTCTGTTACCGTCTCAACCGCCACACCGCTTTTCACATAAGCCGCCGCTACCTTGCGCAGCGGGCCGTCTTTCACACGCCCTATGTTGCGCATTACGGGTATGCGTGCCACACGCCCCAGCGTTAGTCCCATAGCGGGCTCGCCAGTGGCTTGTGTGCTTCCTAGCACCACTACGCTGGCGTTGTTGGTCATCGTTTTCAGGTCTTTCAGCGTGGTGTAATTCCCGGTGAAGTACAAGCCCGGTATCAAGAACCGACACATTTTGTGTAGTGTCCACAGCTCGGCAAAGTACGCCTGTGCTAGTGGCAAGGCATTGATCACGTCGAGGTCTATCTGGTTGGCGGCTGTGCTGGCTACATAAGCTGGTGCAGGCACACGCACGATGCTCAATACTTTGATGCGGCCATTCGCCCAGTCGATCAAGGGTTGTATCAGCGTGTTGGTCGAGGGTAGGGCGGTGAATAGGTTCACCAGTGTAGTGGTGTTGGGCAGGTGCCTTAGGTACAGCTCCGTGCCTTCGCCCGCTTCGTCATAAAACTCCTTAATCTGCCGCCACAGCACCGCATGTGCGGCTTGCGTTATACCGAGTAGCTCGGCTTGTTTTAGGGTACTTAGCAGCACATTGGTACTGTAGCCCAATCCGGCTATTGCACCGCCAATGCTGACGATGCCCACTCGGTCGGTGCTAGGGGCTATTTGCCCGAGTCCGCCGTTGCCGGCCAGTATGTTTACATTTGGTAATGCCATGGTTTATTTTTCAATTTTTGGGGGTACAATAGGGTTCTTTTTCAGCTTCGGTTTTTGAGCTGGCTTCCGCTTCGTTACTTTTTTTTTACAGGTTTCGCCTCCTGCTCCTTCGCCTCAGGGGCTTGTGC